CGAGATAAGCGAAAAGAGGCGAGTCAAATTTCTTTTCTTTCATGAGGAGAATATTGATTTGCAAGCCTGGACTGATTACCTCCCTAACTTCAAGGGATTTAATCAAGTTTCAGAAAAAGTTGGCGATATCGCCGAAAAACTTGAAAACATGGTTGATGGTGCTTCAAGCACTATTGAAGCAGCAAAAAAACAAATCAGGGCATTGTTCGATTCTTTCTGCCAGAACATGCCTAAGCTGTTGGTTAAAGCAGCAATTATTTCCTTTTTATTATGGATTTTGGAGCGTAATACTCCACACTTCCTTATTAAGGTGATAGTTGCGGTTGCTGCAGGTTTCTTTGTTGAAGGGTCGTGGAAAAACATTTGTGAAATGTTTTCTGCAATGCTTTCAGCCCGCGTTGACAACCCAGTCGTTGACGAAGTTGTTCAACTCCAGGCAGGCTTAGAGACCATTGGTTTTCTAAGCAGGGCCATATCCCTGTTGGCCGTCGGAACGGCTATCAAGAATGATGTGAAGCGTAATGGTTTTACTGATCATTTGGTTGACGTTGTCAACAGTAAGATGGCCATTCAGACCAGAGTGTCTGCAGGTTATGAAGACACGCTTAAGCTCATTGTGCAGCTTTTGGAACGCGGTGTCAATGTTATCCGTGGGTACTTCTCATTACCAGCTATACGCTTTATTGAGATGTATTCTAAGGATATTGATACTGCTCTCCACGACGTGATGCTTGCAGAACGTGCTGAGATGCAAGGAGGATGTGCCCCCACGGTTACAGCCCGTTTGAGTAAACTCCTACACTTGCATCACACTATTCGCAAGTACCAGGAGACGTACCGTTTTGAGCCCGCCCTCAACAGGGAGTTTGAAAGTGCTGTACGCACTCTTCAAAGGCTTATTACGCCGTTGCGCGCGCTTGCTGGTGAAGGCACCGGTTACAAACCATTGCCGTTGAGTTTGGTTATGTATGGCGCTCCAGGAGTTGGTAAGACACTCATGGTCCAGGCTCTCGTCAATGCTTTGATGGTTCAGTCTGGGGAAATAAGTATGGAGAAGGCAATTGATGCCGCCCGACTTATTTTCGTGAAGCCGTTCAATACTGAGTATATGGACGGTTATTGTGGACAACCGGTTTATCTTATGGATGACTATATGCTCAGAAAAGCAACCGCCAATGATGGTGGCAATGGCTTTACTGATCTTATGACTTTTTATTCATGTTTCACCACGTTGTGTAACATGGCTGCCTGCGATAACAAAGGGATGTTCCCTTTTTCGTCGAAGGTCATAATGATGACCACGAATTTGCAATCGCCTGGACAAGCCGGAGCTAACGAGCTTTTGTTGTGTCCTCAAGCTCTCGTAAGACGTGTAGACGTTCATTACGAGGTGTCAGTCAAGCCTGAATACAGGCTGCCAGATTCCAACAAGCTGGACTATTATAAGTTCCAGCAGGAATTGGCCAAGTGTGCCAAGGACAATGTGCTTACGTTGTTTCCATGGCATATTTGGGAACTTTTCCCGGCTAGTTGGGCTCCTGGAGTTAATTTTCCTGAGCCTAAACCCGGAACTGGCATGCCTTTTATCAAGCTTATCCTTGAATCCGTGCAGATTCTTAAGGAACGAGCAACGTCGCACATCAACTCTATGGAGATGTGTGACGCCATGCTTAAGGCATCCCCTGCGTCAGACGAAGCTATTGATGAGATGAGACGCGCTGTCGGCCTGCAAGCTGGGGATTGCCCTGATACCGTGGATATGTTGCCTGTTCCTGAGGTAGATCCTCTTGTTGAGGATTGGATTTCTGAGGCTGCCAAG